TATTGCTTGGCTGTACTCCCGTGCATTGCGTTTGGCTGAAGAACAGGGTATTGATTTGAATGAATTTGTGAAACCTAATGAAATCCCTGCTGTGCGTGCTAGTATGAAGAAGTCTTTGAATAAGGAATTGAATGAACGCTTGAATGATGATGTTGAATCGAATGAACTTGAAATGGATGTTGATGCTGCTACGTATGCTGAAGTTGCTCGAAACGTACGAATGGCCAAATATCAAGATGGTGATCCGACTAAGCCCCGGAAACAAAAGCGAAATATTCGACAAGCTCTTGAAGTGACTGCGTATGATGACTTGAAATTGAAAATGTCCTCGTTTGATGATGCTCGAAATCGTGAATTGATTGCTCAACTTACCTCGTCTGATTTTATTGAAGAATGTTGTGATTGCTGTGAAAGATATTATTTGTATGAAAAGGATTGTGTGAACCCTCATGAATGTCCGTATGCTGATTGTGAATCTAACCGTGAACGAACGAATAAGCCCGATCGTTTGCAACTTCATAGTATAAATCGTGCTGCTTTGCTTGCTGAAATCTTGGAAAAGAGTCGTTATGGTCTGCCTTTGTGTGAATCTGCTCGTGATCCTCAATTGATGTCTATTTTGGAATTAACTCGTAATAATCTTGTACGTGTGCGTAATGTATCTACTGGTTGTACCTTGTGTGGTTTGATTGTTGATAGTGACATAGTTGTTTTTCCTTTGCATTTGTTTGTTTGTAATAAAAATTATAAAGATATGTATCTCGAAATAAATTCTACTGTTATGCAAAAATATGTGATTGGTTTGTCTGATACTACTTATTATGCTGATGAGGATCGTGACCTTATGTTTGTGCAATTAATTAAATATCCTTTGCGAAGATCTCTTGTGAAATTTTTCCACAGGAATGACGACCGAATTGAATACTACGATGCCGGATACATTGCTAAAATATCCGAAAATAACTGTCTAACTCTGCTCTCAATAAATTCTATCGAGATTTCTGGAAAATTTGAATATTTCTTCTCTGATAGTCCTGTTGATAGCCGTCGATGTGTGATTGACAATCACGCTAATTACAATGCCGATACAATGGTTGGAGATTGCGGCGCACCTGTTTTCTACGTAAACAGGGCATTTTCCCGCAAAATCCTTGGTATCCATGTCGCTGGTTCTACTGGTCGAGGTATGAGTAACATTATTACTCAAGAATATCTCGAATTAACATTAGAACGTTTCAGGCGATTAACTAAAGCTCAAGCTGATTTCGAAGGTGCTTATGACAGCTCTCGTCTCATTCGTGAAGGCGACGTTGTGACTCTGCTTGGCCGAGTGGAGTGTGGACTGGGTAAACCAGGCAACGATATGACGGCTTTTGTACCTTCATTAATTCATGACGATATTGTGCCTCATACAACTAAGCCCTGTATGTTGCGTCCATGTGGAGACATTGATCCCCTCCGCATGGGTATTGCCAAATCTTTTAAACCGGACGTATCTTTTCCTAGCTGGATGCTAGAGGCTGCAACTGCTGACGTTGTAGCTAGTGTTAGGACTCTCCAATCTGAGTATTCTCGGATAGGACTCCTAAATGATCATCAAAATATCAATGGCGACTTTGTGAATCGACGTATTGAAGGGATAAACCTGAACTCATCCTCAGGATATCCTTGGAATCTATTTGCCCTCGATGGGAAAAAGCGATTTTTCCACGGAGATGATAATGATCTTAAGATGGGACCATTATTAAAACGAACTGTAGCCAATCGGGAAGAAGCCCTTAAGCAAGGCATTATTCCACAATTTATTGTAACCGATACTTTGAAAGATGAACGACGACCGATTGCGAAAGTCGACTCGGGTAAAACTCGCGTATTTTCAGCCGGCCCACTTGACATGACTATATTAGTACGTAAGTATTATGGTAGTTTTGTTGCTCATTTGATGGATAATTGTATCCTTGGTGAGTGTAGTGTGGGTCTTAATGTTCATGGTGATGATTGGGGATTGATGTATGAACATCTGAAGTCTGTGGGTGACCACTGGATTGCAGGTGATTATGCAGCGTTTGACAAGCGTCTCCCTTATCAAATCATGATGGCTGTTTGCGATGTAGCTAACTCGTGGTACAATGATGATCCCATCAACCAAAAGGTCCGTGAGGGTCTTATGGTGGCGATGGCGTCTAGTACACATCTGGCCGACCATAC